TCTTGATGGTCAGCGTGTAGTCGATGGCTAGGCTGTTCACCGGGCAGGCAGCCCAAAACTTAGCGGTGTAGGTGTTCATGCAAACAAACTCCCCTGCTCTTGAGCAATGTTTTCTGGGGCACTGAATGCCCAACGCTGTGAGCCGTTTACAGACTCAATGCGGCGGCGCATGAGGGCGGCGCGGGCCTCTTTCGTGGGCGGGCTATATGTGCCGCGCCACGCTTGGTCGATGCCAATGTTTCGGGCGATGTTGGTGCTGTCGGCGCTGCTAAGTGGCAAGCGGGCAAAGATTTCCGGGTTCAACATGCGCAGCCCGTGCACCTTGCAAAGCGGCTCACCGTCATCGTTGCAAAGCACGCGCATCGCCCGTGCCATCTGGCCCCACCATGCAACGCTGCCAACGGCTGCGAACTCGCCAGAGCTGCCAATGCAGATGCGCGGGAACGTCGCCGCCAATCGCTCCAAGCGGTTCAGACTTTCGTGCATGTGCCAAACCGGCGCCCCGAACCACTTAGGAAGCGGCCACTCGGTTAGCAGTGCGTCGTTGTCGGCCTCGGTGCCGTCGATTACGTCAGGGATCACCGCGAAGTCGCAAGACGGCACACGCTTGCACATTGCCGCCCACTCGTAGAAGAGCCGCCAATCCGCTACCGGCTTGCCCTGCTTCCACGCACTAAAAGCGCCGTTATCAATCGCAAACGATTGGCACGCCTCGGCAGCAAGAGACAGTTGGAACGAATGCGCGAACGAGACAAAGGCATGTCCAGCGGCAACAGCCTCAACTGCTGCCGTTGCCGGCGTTATGGGCAGTCCGTGGTAGTGAATCATTGCCCATCCCCCGGAATCTCGTTCCCGTAATACCGCATAGGCAGCGGCTCCAGCCTTTCCGACTGCACATCAATTGCCCGCTCCAACGGCCATAGGTGCATGCGCTGCTGGTTGATGCGGCAGACAGGCACCATCCCCCGCTCTACCGTTTCCATTGCCATGACGACTGATCCTTGATAGGCGTAGCGGAAGCTCTGCTTTGCGCTCATAGGCTTATCGCCTCCGCGCCGGCACGAATCAGCCGCTGCACTTCGGCCTGCGTCGTCACAAAGGCGTCCTCTACCTGCCGCTCTGTCAGCAGTTTTAGCGCCGCGTCATAAATCGAGATAACCGCCCGCACTGCCTCAATGCCTGGGCCATCAAGGCGGAGGCTCTTGCCGGCCTTGTATCGCTCCTGTGCGGCTTTCATGGCCACGTTGGCGGCTGCGGTGTAGGTCAGGGCTTGCTTGGTCAGCAATCCGCACTTGCCGGCCATCGTTTCGGTGATGTTCACAACGTCTGCGAGGTCGCGCCATGACTCCTTGTCGCCGCCTAATTTGGTCATGGTCATCATGTCCAGCGCGGCATAAGCCCGCATTGCTAGGCGGTTGGCGTTTTCGTCGCTGGTTGGGTTCAGCCTTGCGAGCGGGTTGCGGAAAACCGTCTGCGGCTGGCTCTTGCGGCGTGCGCCTGTTTTCCTCATGCTGCCTCTGCTTGTGTAATCAGGTCTGAATAACCGCCCCACGCTCGGGCCATCGCATCGGCGATGCCTTGATAGGTGCGGCTGCGCTCTTTCCATCGGTTTGGGCCTGGCGGCATGAAGTGCACGCGGGGAACCCTGCCGCTGACGTAGTGAGTCGGGGCCAGCGGCTGCAATCCCTTCAACCATAGGCAAGTTGCTTTGGTTTCGCCGTGCCCAAACTGCCAAGGCTGGATGACTTGATCCGGTGCGCGGTAGATCGTGCCCATGATGCAGACCGGGTTCTCAATAGCGATGCGTGGGACTGGCGCGTTCACGAAGTCCATGAACATTGCGATGGCAGCTTGTTGGCGACCATCTGCGCGCTTGGCTTCAAAGTGCCGCGCACCGCTGACCGATAGATGCGTGCAGGGAGGGTGAGCCACCATCAAATCCCAGCCGGGCATTTCTGCCACGCGCCGGGCATCTGCTACCAGGTGATAGGGCGAGCCATCTTCTGCCGCCTGGTCAATGTCACACGACCACGCCTCATGGCCCAAGGCGCGGAAGGCTTCGCGCACTCGTCCTGAATACTCGCAGGCAACCAAGACCCTCATGGCGCCCACTCCCAAACCGTTTCAGCCGCGCCGATGTAGCCCTCTGTCCTCGGTCGTGGAACCGTGGGGCGAATCAATCCCTCCGCTTCCATCTCGTTCAAGTAGCGATAAACCGCCGCCTGCCCTACCCCGATAAGCTTCGCTAACTCGCTGCATGTGCGCGGGGCTTTGGTCAGTAGTTGCACAGCGGCAAAGCAGTTGCCGTAGTTGCTCATGCTGCAATTTCCTCCGGCCAGTCACGGCCCAAGCTGGTGCGGCTCCACTTAACCCCGCGCTCATCTCCAACTGAATGCACGAAGGTGATAAACCCTGAGGCAAGGTTTCTGGTGAAGCCCTTCGACTCAATCGGGATGAACACAACCCCGCGCCCGTAGAGGTCGGGAACCATCTTTGGTGCGCGAGTCTTCCAGTCGTCAGCAAAGTCGGGGTCGTTGCTGGTGGCTTCATAGAACGCCTGCAACAGAGCCCGCTTCCATTCCTCTGCGGGGCGCTTCATTCCGGCCAGCTCGCAGTGCTTTGAAAGGTCGGTGAAGCAGGAGTGATAGAGGTTCTCCTGCTCCCGGCTCTTTACATCGTCAACGGTGACGTTTAGCTTGTAGCCCATGAGTAAGCGGGGCTTTGCCCATTCCCACAAGTCAAGCACTACGGTATGGCCGTGCTGGGCGTTTAGAGCCGTTGTGCTGAATCGCTCGCTCATGCCTTCACCCTCGCCGCAACGCTCGCCGGCTCGAATGCGTACTGCCCCGGGGGTAAAGCTCCAAAGCAAGCGGGAGCCTCCAGCACTTCAAAGCGCCCCGGAGCCTGCTTGTGCACGTAGTGCCGGCTGGGGTCGCACCATGTCTCCGTCACCGTTTGCGATTGATTGGCTTGCTGGGTGCCGCCGCTGCCAAAGACTGAGCGGGCAATGGCGTTTGATCGGGCAATCTCCTGAGACAAGCTCATGCGGCGGCGTTTCAGCCTTGCCTCACGGCGAGCTAGTGCCGGGGCAATGTGCGCCGCAAAGGATGCGTTCATGTCCTTTTCAGAGACCGCAAGCCCAAATTGCAGGGCGGAACGGCTCCCCGAGCGGGCTTGAATCCGCCCCTCTGCGCGCAGCATTGCGCAACGCTTCGTTGCTGACGCAAGAGAGACCCCGAGTACGGCGGCCAGTGCTGCGTAGGTGATCCCCTTCGTGCCTGCCGCTTCTACGGCTGCAACGGTTTCGGCTTGGCTTTTGACTTGGTATGGTGCTTTTGGCATTACTTGACTCCTTTGTTTTTCTGAGAGGTCACCACGCTTCAACCTCGCTCACTTGCTCATCTGTGAACCTCATAGAGGCTTCTTCAAACCACAACTTGATTCGGCCTTCAAACCTGCCATTGCGCTGCTTGCAGACAGTCACGGCTGCGTCTGGCTCTGCTCGAATGGGGTCTAGATCGTTCTCATGAAGCCGAGCCTCTTTGGCCTTGTTGGCCCATACCGTCACGACGTTGTGCGCTTGGTCGGTAATGGCGGAAGTCCCGCGCAATTCGTGTTTGCTTGGCGGCTTGTCCTCAAGCCCGCTTTGAGGCTTGCGGCAATGGCAGATCAGGTGCACGTGAAGCCCGGTTTCTTGGGCCATGCGAACGAGGTCAGTTGTGAACTGCTTTTGCTCGTCCATCTTTTCCTCACTGCTCACAACCATCATGAAGCTGTCGATGAACACCTGCTGGCCACCGTGCTGCTCTGCGAAGTAGCGGCAAACGGCAAGGGCTTGGTGGGGGTTCAGTCGGCCCACATGGTCAAAAAGCCAAAGGCTGTCGGTAGCGTTGAAGAAGCGGCCTAGATCGCGTGGCGCGTGCGTTCCGCCGTGCTGGTTCAGCATCCGTGCCAAGGTGTCAGCCGGAGGCATTTCCAAGCTGATTACCGCCGTGGTCTTCTTCTGCATCGCAAGCTCAAGCGCAATCTGCCCGGTCAGCATCGACTTGCGGTGGCCGCTATAGCCTGCCCATGCGGTTACCTCGCCAGGACGAAAGCGCAGGTAGTTGCGAAGGCCAAAGCTGAACACGCTAGGCGCTGAGTCCTTTGCCTTGGGTTCCATCGCTGCGGCCAGTTGCTCCGCGTAGGTCGCTGCGGTGCGCAGCTTGGCGCGGCATTCCGTCTGCCACTCGTAAGCGGCGAAGTCCACATCGTCAGGGGCGAATGAGTTCACGAAAGGGTTCTCACAAAGGCGGTTTGTTCGCAGCAACGAACGGGCGTTCCGTCTGGCTGCACCTCGAATGCATCGATAGGCACCATGGGCGAATGCCAAGGGTCTGCCGGGTCGGGGCCGATGCGAAGCAGCGTCAGCGATGAGGGCTCAAAGGCTTGCAGCCGAGCCACCATTGCGCGCACCCACTCTTTGGCCCGCCACACTTCCACGGCCAAGAGCACAGGCAATCCATGCGCCCAACGAAGGTCGAAACGATCGGGGCTTGCCGATGGGGCAACCCAAACCGCAGCGATCGACGAATGGCAGCCAAGCTCCGTCACATCGCGCAGCCAAGGGCCAAGGCTCCCGGCGTCGATCAGCACTCCGGCAACGGGCTTGCGACCACGGCGGCGAAGCGCCAGAAGCGGCTCATGCCCGAGCATGCAAAGGGTTTTTGAGGTCATACCGCCCCCGCCCAAATGTCGCCAGCGCCGGGGCTTGGGCCGTTGTTGCGGCCATTCATCGCAGCCTCTGCCCTGACCCAGTTGCGCCAAGTCGCAGCCCAATCGAGCTTTGCGCCATCCTTCCCGGCTTTGGAAATCCAAAAGTCTCGAAAGCGATCGGCCACCTTTGCAGGGTCAAGGTCTGGCCTTGCTGCTTTTGACCAAGCCCGCCATTCAGCCGGCAAAGTCCAGTCGGGAGGCAGCCGCGAAGCGCGGCGCGTCTCTACTCTTTCTTTTGGTGTTGGTGTTGGTGTTGGTGTTGGTGTTGGTGGCATTGCATCGGCATCTACTTTTGATGCCGTGGCATCGGCCTTCTCATGCCGTGGCATTGCCGGGTTATCTTGCTTGGCAGTACCCCAGCGCTTGTTCGCCTTGTCCCGCTGCTTTTGCTGCTTGTCTTTCATCGCAGCAATTTCGACTTCTGCGCGCTTGTTGAGCCATCCCGCATCGGTCAACTCAAAGAACTCATCAAGCACCGTTTGCACGGCTTCGCGCTGGCTATCGGTCTGAGCCATGACAAGCCGCCATGCCTGCCGGATATCTGCCGGAATCGGCTTTTCGGTCGTGTAGTACGTATCAAGCAGCCGACGAAATGCCGTGTCTTCGTCCCAGCTAAGGTGCCGGGTTGCGCTC